TCCTCAGTGTTCTTCTGCCAAATCTTACGCAAGTATGGGAAGTGCGTGTAGGTGCTCTGGATGGTACCAAGGATCGTAGCCAGAGTTACTTTCCGCTCCAAGTCCTCAAGTGTATCCGTAGCTCGGACCACGACTTCCGTGAGATTACAGAACTGATACGGGCGAAGAATGATTTCACTGCACGGGTTAGTACCGAAGTCATAGTCTGCATTGCGTCGTCCACTTTTGTTAGCTTGCTTCTTGCTGGCTGGACGCGAGAAGATACCCCGTTCACCAGACTTGGATTCGACAAGAGAGAGCCACTCACGCATGAAGGTTTCCATGTCGGGCTTCTCAGTGTATGCCACGGAGTTGTTAGCCAGAGCACGTTGACCTTGGCCTTCCCACCAGTTGCCAGACTTAGCATGACGCATACGGTCGTCCGACAGGTTCGACAAAGAGATCATGGCAGAGCGGCGTACACCACCCACAACGACAACTTCACCAATCTTGCACATCAGGTCATGGCATTCGATGGACGAGAGCTTACGCCCCTGAGCACCCTTGAACATAGCCACGGTGAAGCGGAAAAGGTCTTCCAGAGGCGCAGGACCAGAGGCACGACCACCAAAGGTCTTGAGTTTAGCACCAGCCTTACGGACCTTCGAGGTGTCCCACGTAGGGATTTCCCCTGCGTATAGCATAGCCACCAGCTTACGGAAGGACTTAGCCCAGCCCTCTTTGCTGTCGTGGACTACAATGACATCCTCAGCGACGAAGAGTTGGTCAGGAACCTCAGGAAGCTTAGAGACGTATTGACGCTCAACGGAGAAGCCTACGCCAGTGCCACAGAGCAGGATGAACATAGCTTCGTCGAAGGACTTGGGGTCGTCCACCGGGAGGTAGCTGCAGTTGTAGCCAGCGGTGTTGTCACGATCCAAGGCAGGACCAGCAGTCATCAAGGCGCGCATCGAAGGCATGATCTCAAGGCCAAGGATAGCTTCTTCAATGTCATCGACAACAATCTCGTCACGGGTCTTCGGAACGACAACCTTAGTCATGTAGCGAGAGACAGTCTCACCCCAAGTCTCACGGCGGTTCTCTTCTTCAAGCCAACGTGCATACCGCGAAGTATGAATGAAGGCTTGGTAGTCTGTAGGCAAGTGGTTGTTCATTATCGGTTGTCTCCGCTTCCTTTGATTACGTTTCGATTGGCACGATCTGCTAGCTTCTCAAGGTTCATATCCGCGATCTCAGCTAGGTCGTACCCAAGGTCTTCGGCTAGGTTCGCAATGTACCAGAGCACATCACCAAGCTCCTTAGCCACTTCTTTGTCGTTCATAACTCCGTCACGGAGATACTTCTTGATCTTCTCGGCTACCTCACCAGACTCACCACACAGACCCAACGCTGGGTAGATGATCTTGTCCTTGTAGATAGCCGTACGTCGTGCAGCTTTCTGGTAGACATTAAACGTAAGCTCACTCCTACGCTTCTCGTCCAAGAACGCTTCGATATCCTCACCACTAATCATTCTTCGATCCTCTTCCATTCTTTCAGTTCAGCATCAAGGTTGAAGTAGTCGGCTAGGTCAATGTAACCCTCTTCGACAAGAAACAAGACGACAACGTAGTCAGATATATCGTTCTGTTCAAGGAGTAAAGCAAGCCCATAATTCTCGATTAGGGCATTTAGTTTGTTCTCCAAGCCAAACATTACGAGTACTCTCTCTTCATTGTGTCGATACTCAACCATTGAAAGTCGTAAACACCGTTCTCTACGTTACGACAGATAGCTACACCAGCGGTCCAGAACGAGTTAATGTCTCCTGCCCAAGGGCTGCGATAGTCTTGGTAAACACCAGCCACAAGACCCATCCTAACACGTCCACTACTATCACGGTTCACATGGTAGTCGAACAGATGGCTGTGTCCTACGGTGGTCGAGGTGTGACGTTTAACCGTAAGGTCATACCCGTGGTGGATTGACGACAAAGCCCGACCAGATACACCTGAGACAGCGTAGTGGCAGTAGTCGATCCCATCAACGTTAATCACACCGGGGGTAGACGCATCGTATTCGACAACAGAATCGTAGTAGTCATCGAAGGCTAGGTTCTTGAACGAGACCCCGAAGCGATCACCCTCAAGCTCAGGGGAATACTGGATAGCCTTCTTGATGCGGTTCTCGTGGTTACCCTCAAGGACGACACGGTGGGGTAGCTTACGCTTCGCCTTCTTGATGGGGTGCCACATACGATCTTGGAAGTCTAGGTGGGCCTCAATGTCCTTCTGGTAGTTACGCCCGTGGAAGGATGCCTTTCCTTTGTCGAATGAGGACATGGACGCTAGGTCCGCAGTGTCTCCCATGTTGACGACAACATCAGGCTTGAGGTCCAAGATCAGCTTACCCAACCAATCAGCCCGTGCGTTAGAGTAGTCAGGATGGGCGTGGGGGTCGCCAATGACGAGGTGAGTTTTCATGGTTAGTGATCCCCTGTGTCGTTAGCTAGGATGATGGGTTCGATACTCTTGGTGAAGTGGTGCTTGAAAGCGTAAGCTTCGTCGAAGGTGTCGAAGTAGACTTCAATCTCCGTAAGCTCTCCATCTTCTTCCGCAAGGCAAAGCATCCAAACTTCATCCTCGTCGTCGCTCTCGAACGGACCCTCAATGATCCTGTGGACTTTTACTTCGTTAGCCATTCTAACGGTATCTCCTTGTCGGCGTAGAGGAAGCCGTGTTTGATGCACCATGCAGCGTAAGTAGTCTTAGACGCTTTACTTAGCTTAGCCTTACTATTGGAGAAGACAAAGCGGATGTCAAGCTCTGGATGCTGCTTACGGATCAGAAGATGTTTCTTTCGGTCTGCAGCTACGAACCTACCCTTCGTTTCGACAATGATCCCGTTAGGTAAAAGCCAATCGGGAGTGTACGTTCGATCCTCCTCTACCCTGTACTTGATCTTTGTCGTCTCGTACTCAGCCCTTACGCCTAGCTTCTTAAGCTGATCCGCTACGGTTTCCTCAAGGCCAGAACGATAGCCAGCCTTGAGTGCTTTCTGTCTTATCTTTGATTTGGCGGGTACCATACGTCTTCCTCTTTGCGTCGTAGCCACAGGAGACGGGCGTTAGTGAGTACACGTTCCTCGTCGTTGTCGTAAGCGCCTAGAACCTTGTCGTATAGCTCTTGCTCCGTAGTGCATTCCGACAAGAGACGTTTAGCCTTCACAGGTCCGATACCGTGGATGCCTTCGATGTTGTCCGCTCTGTCACCCATAACGATCTGGGAGTAGAAGAACATGGTACCCTCGAACTCACCTACGGAGGCCCACTCACCCTTGTTAGGGTTGTAGTGACGACAAGGAATCTGTTTGAAGTCCTTATCTGTCGACACAATGGTACAGTCGTAGGCAAGCTCTGTGGCACGAATAGCAATCAGATCATCAGCCTCTTGACCACTACTGACGACTGCATCCCACGCCTCAACAAGATGCTCACGTACAAGACCTAGGTGTTCAGGACGTGGTGTATCCTTACGGTTAGCCTTGTACGTAGGGGACAGATCGTAGCGGAAGTTTCCCTTACCCGTGAGGAATACCTCCAACTCTTCCCCTCTTGTCGTTGTGTCGAAGGCAATGTTGTCCATCAGTTCGTCAGCTTTCTCTTTAGCTGTCTCTGCTGTCTCACCTTCTGTCGAGTAAGCTGCCCTGTACGCTACGATATCCCCGTCTACCAGAATCCTCACTTGATGTCACCTTGGTTCCAGTAGTCCCACCCCGGTGTATCCTGAGGCACATCCTTGTGGGTCCACTCAGGGATATGCTCCATCTGGTAGTCACCCGAGAAGTAGATGTAGGCACGGGTCATACTGTCTAGGTCTTCCCAGTGTTCCTCAAGGTCTTCACGGAGGAACTTATGCAAGCCACCTTGCGTACGGTTACGGAACTCAAGGGCGTCGATAGAGAGGCGAAGCCCAAGGATAGTCTCACGGATACGGTGGGTGATTACATTGTCGACAAAATCACTCAGGAGAAATTCGTCGAATAGATCGTAGGCATCTTTGTTCATTTTGTCTCTTCTCCAACTAGGGCTGACCAGCTTACGGGGTACAACTCACCCATTACTTTGTCGATCTGTTGTGCTACCAGACGTGTCTCGTACTGGGTGTCTTCCTTGAGACGCAGGTTGCACATGTTAGCGAAGGCATCCATCGAACCTGACCAGTACCACTCAGTGTACATCGACTGAGGCAGGACCATACGGGCCATTTCAGGGGCGACACCAGACTCAAGCAGCATAGAGTAGTAGTGTAGAGCATCATCGTGCCACTGAGGTAGGGCATCCGTCTGAATGTCCTCAACGACACCCTCAGACCCTTGCTTCTTGTCCTTGCTACGCCCACGCCACATATCAGGCTCATAGAACTCAGGTTCACTATCGACATAACGACGACTAATCTCATTCATACGCAGGTACTCATGCTTGACCAGTTGTCGTGCTACGAAGATAGGTGCCTTGATGTGGAAGGATGCGAAGCAGTGGCCGAAGGGTGAGTAGTGTCCGTGCTTGGCAAGATAGTGGATCAGCTTAGTGTCTTTGTCGTCTACAACAGGCATATCCCCGCACCAATCACCCATATCCACCCAACGTGTTTCTTCACAGTGGGACTTCTTACCGAAGCTAACCCGTGCTGCGTTGACGACAGACAGATCACTTCCCATGTGGTCGATATACGTAGCCGTGATAGCCATTACGTTCTCCTTGGTGGAGGGGGAACTTTCGCTCCCCCTTAGTGTTTCTTACCAGCCGATAGCGCCAGAGGCTTCGAACTGCACCAACTCAAGGACGCCTACCTTCTCAAGGCGCACAGAGGCAGTGGAACCTTCACCGTAGATGCTGATCTGAACGGCAACCTTAGTGCCATTCCCAAGCTCACCGTCAATGTCCATGTCCCAAGCCTTGTCGGTCTTGCCGTGGGTTACCACAGGAGCACCACCGAAGTCTTCGATCTTAGCGTGAACGTTAGGGCGCTTGAGCTTCATGCCCTTACGACCACCTGCAGCTTCGATCTCACGGACCATAGGGTTACCCATAGACTTCTGAGGGAAGCCAAGCTTGAGCATCTTCTGCAACTCTTCTTCGTCTTTCGGAACGAACATGCAGTTGTACTGGCCTTCCGTGGCCTTGTGGTATTCGCTGTCGTCCATGTTACCGGGGAACACACGCGCCCAGTAGATTTCACCTTCGAACACACCAATTTTCGTCTTACCCATTTGTAGTCTCCTTTAGTGGGTGTCAAACCAATTGCGACCGATATCAGTCGATCCTGCGAGAGGGCATAGTATACTGAGTTTTACCCCGGTGTCAACAATGGACTGACGTTGGATCGAACCCAGTAACTCTGCCTGCTCCTTGTCTCCGTACACTTCCGTCTGCCATTCATCATGAGGCCACGTGACTAGCTTGAACTTAATCCCTGCTTCTCTTGCGGAGTTTGTCCAGCTAAGCGCCGCATGTTTCATGACGACAGCCTCACCATTCTGTAGCAACCCTGCAAGTGTCTTGTGTTCGTTAGGAACCTTGACCTTACGTCCGTCTAAGCCCTTGAACCAACCCATCTCTGCGATGTGAGGGATCACTTGCTTCTTTAGACGACTCAGACCGTTGATACTCTCCATGAAGTTTTCGACAGCCTGACCCGCTTCCTTGGCACTGACCTTGAGAATCTGCCCCACCTTGTCGTTACCTGCCCCAAGGAGGAAGGCGTAGATAAAGGTCTTGGCCATATCCCTAGTCACGTGCGACATACCCAAAGCCCTCTTGTTCAGGTTATGGATATCTGTCTCATCTTCCTTACGACCACTGACGATAGCGTGAATGTACTCCTCAGACTTCATCAGGTGGGCAAGGATGCGTAGCTGGATACCCTCAGCGTCAGTGCCTACGAGCCAGTTACCTTCTTCGACACCCCACAGCCCACGCATCTTGCCGTCGTACTTCTCCTTCACCTTGTCGACAGCACTCTTAGCGGTTCCATGGAAGGCTGCAGGAATGTTAGCTTGGTTAGGTGCTGAGTGAGCCATACGACCCGTCCATGCCCCAATGTGGGTGAACCTACCGTGGATGCGTCCGTCTTCCTTAACGTGACCCAGCCATTCGACAAGACTTGATCTACGACCCTCAAGGGTGAGCCACTCCGATAGGTTCCTAGCGCCATCAGGTGCATCCTCAGGGAGGGTCGACAGATTCATCTCATTGCACATCCACCCGTAGCGGGCAAACTTAGCGCCACGATCATCTTCCTCGTCCTTGCCACTTGGACTTGTTTTTGATCCGTTGCTCACGCTCATACTCTATGTGTCCTTTTGTCTTGTCTACGGGTGTCCATCCTGCCTCCCACAATCTGTCGATACGCTGACGGGGTGATGCAGGGTCGAAGGGTACCCAATCCTTGCAGATCAAGTTTTCTCCATCGACGTGAGTGACAGGGTATTTCTTCTTAGCATCGACAACAGTGGAGTACAGTGACCCATCCTGCTTTACCCTGAACTTGACCCTGTGTACCTCTTGGAGCTTAGCAGGAAAGTCCCTTTGGAAGCCAGCCTCAAGTTCGTTCATACGTTCAGTGACCTCAGCCAGATACTCCTCAGCCTTCTCCTTGTCAAACTTGAACCCATTGGTCGTCATCTCTTCGCAGAGGATTTGGATGTCGTGCTCACAACGTAGGCCCATAGCCATCTCTTTGTCGAAGATCACCTTACGGAAGCGTTCAAACAAAGCGCAGGTAACCAGAACGTCTTGGTGGCAGTAGTCGATCATCTCCTGCGAGAGCTTAGACCAATCCTTGTGTTCACCCTTGTGGAGACCGAGGCGGATACCCCATGCCTTCAAGCTGTGTCCGTCCTTGATGTCGTAGTCGATCATACGGGATACAATAAGAGTATCAATAACACTTGCAAGAGGAACACACCCATCTTCAATAAGGCGATGAAGCACAGGAACATCAAAGCCCAAACCATTATGGAAGACAAACTTGTCCACAGTGCTGCAATACTCACGGAAGCGTTCCTTCTCTTCGACGACATGAGATGGGTTGAGGAACTGCATGACTTCCCCGGTGTCCAAGTCCTTCGAGCAGATCACCCAGATGCGCGTAGGGTCCAGCCCGTCAGTCTCGATATCCATAGCGACACACTTCATCCCATATCTCCTTTACGACTTCTTCACTCAGGTTGTGCTTACGTGCGAACCACCAACCCCT